TGGTTGATCCGCTCAATGCTCCGGACCACCTCAAGTGGTACTGGCGCGTGCGTCCGGAGACCACGGTAGACCCATCCAGCGACTACAATCTTGTGGCTCGCTATCGTGGCTACTACCGCGCGTCGTTCGGCTGGGACGACTTTCGCTGGATCTTCGGATCTGAGGCTCCTTAGTACTGGAACAACAGGACGGGCTCCACGTTCTGAAGTTCTCCTCCTTACACAGCCGCGGACCATGGCGTCTGGCTGTCGCGCAGGTTCGCGGCTGTTCTGGAGGAACGAGTTAATCGGGTGTGCCAACCCTAGATGCCGAAAGGATACTCGAAGAAAATGGCTATTCAGATGAAAGGACTACTATAATATGGGTGCAACTCACTTTTCAGGCCCTGTTGTGTCTGACCTCGGGTTCATCGGACCTACAGCACAAGTGGCTAAGGCCGCTGGTGCAGACGGTGCGCTGGATGTGTCTACCGGCCTTGTGGTGCTTACAAAGGCTACAGCAGGTGCTTATACCCTCGCGGCCCCGGCCTCTACTGATGATGGAAAAGTCGTCACGATCGTGTCCGGTACCGCCGCGGCTCATACTGTCACGCAAACTACGCCAGGATTTAATGGTGGTGGTTCTGCGTCCGACGTGGGTACGTTCGCGGCCGCAGTTGGTAACGGGCTTACGCTTGTTGCCTACGGTGGCAAATGGTTGGTCGCCAATAACACCGGCGTTACACTGGCGTAACCATGTACACGTTCAACCCTTCACTCGCGGATGATGTATCGTTGGTTCGGTTCCACATCGGGGACACGAACGGCGAGGGTGGGCACTTTCTGGAAGACGAAACTATTTCATACTGGGTTTCCTCAGTAGGTGTCCAGATGGCCGTGATTGAGTGCATTAAGTACATCATTACCCAGCTGTCCACCCCTAATTTCATGCAATACTGGCTTCAGGTCAGCAATGATAAGGCACGTGAAGGGTATGAAAGAATGCTTGCCGACAAGCAGAAAGAATTCGGCATAACCGGTATGCGTGCACAATCACGCGTGGTTCAGCCTGTGAGGGTTGACAGTTATATGACCGGTCCTGTCGAGGACGGTGCACCATGAGTGGTCGGCAGCTATTACCCTCACCAGTGGCTCGTAGGCTCGCGTCTCTCACGAAGATGTACGCTTATACTGATCGTTGCCGGTACTATGAGCCGCCGGACGTAAACGTTTTAGACGAGGCGGGCCACCCCACGCCTAGCGATAACTTTGTGGAACTCGATTGTGCACTCAACGATACTGTTGCTAGGTTGCAGGCCGAGTCACGCTGGAATGACTTTGCGGTAATTACAGAGATGATTGCCGAGGTCCACCTTAGGGGCGTGGTCCCGCACGTAGGAGGTCAGATCGTACTAATAGAGCGCAGTCATATACCGCTGACGATCAATGATAGGTACGAGATTTTGGCAATAAGGGAGCAGGGTGCCTTTGGGTACCTATGTGCTCTGAAGAACGTGAGTTTGTAATGAACATAAAGGTAGACACTTCCCAGGCTCTTGAGGCCTTGAATAGCATAAAGCCCACCGTGGAGCTTATGCGTAATATCGGTGCCGCGGTTGCTGAACCGATAATGGACTACCAAAGAACTCACGCACCACGAGACACCGGCCATACCGCGGAGTCGGTGACCTATGATATAACAGACGTTTCGATGATCTCTGTAAGTGTAGATGTGGGCCCGACAACACCATACGCTGTGTACCTCGAGTACGGGACGGGCATCTACGCAGAGGGTGGCGGCGGGCGTAAGTCGCCTTGGAAGTACCAAAACCGCTTTGGCGAGTGGGTCACCACTGAGGGTATGAGGGCTCAACCGTTCATCCGGCCCTCAATGACAGACCCTGAGGTACGGCGTCGGTCCAACGACGAGCTAATGAAGACGGTGAACAGTTTTGTACAAGCTAATTGGCACAAACGATCCTGGACAGTAAAACTCCGAGGACTATTCGGGAGTAGATGAGCATGGAAGATATAGCTATAGCACTTAGAACTGATATGTTAGCTGAGCCTAGTGTTGCAGAATTTTTTGGCGATAGAATACACATAGACGACCTGCCACAAAATCCTGTGTACCCGTGTATACGCGTGCAAGTAATATCAGACTACCCTATGCACTCACAAGATGGGACCGGGCTTGGTCGTGCACTGATACAGTTCAACGTAGTGTCACCTGACCGCGTAGAAGCTGGACGTATGGCCGAGGTTCTTAGGTCCGCGTACGACGGCTTTCGAGGAAAGGTCGGTGAGTTCAACGCCCGTATATTTGCTCGCAATTTAACGTCAGACTGGATCGAGAATGCCAAAGTATACATCCGCATGGTAGAAATGGACATAGGATATGTTAGACAAACCTGACAATGAAGAGACCAAGTTTGACCCACCCCCGGACAAGCTGGAGAAAGTGCTGTTGTACTCACAGTTCTTGTGGAAGGGCGTGGTCCCAGTATTTCAGTGTGGGCAGTGCGAGTTTTCCTGCGAGGTCGAAGATGACATTAAGCTGCATGTCCTTTCGCACTTCCCTCCTGAGCAACAAGACACCGTCCTTGAGCGACTGGTGTACATGAAAGGAGCATAGTAATGCCGGCAACACTTATTACTCCGCAGCAGATGCTCGGGCCCTTCGAGAGTAGCATACCCGTTGGCGGATTGAACATTGTAATGCAGTCGTGTGACCGCACCAATGGCAATTCGTTCAAGTGCACGGGCCGTGAGATCGTTATCATTTCGAACTCCTCGGGAGGACCGGCAACAGTCACGTTTACATCAACCGCCGATGGCTATGGCCGAACGAAGGACATTACAGACTACACGGTATTGGACGGGGCAGTCTCGTACTTCACCGGAGGTCTGACTAACGCCGCTGGTTGGAAGAACTCGAGCGGGTTGGTCACGTTCAAGATCACAGCGGCGACTAACGTCAATGTTGCTATTCTTAGACTGCCCTAAGATAACCAACAAATAAAGCAACAAAGGAGTAATTCATGTCTAACGCTTTTTGGGTATATGGAAGTAAGCTGAAGCTCGGGGACGGTGGTGGCCCTGAAGTGTTCACGAACATTGCCGAGGTAATCGACATTACACCGCCAGCATTATCCCGTGACTCAATTGATGTCACCAACCAGGATACTGTGAATGGCTGGCGTGAAAAGATCCCCGGCTTCCGCGATGGCGGCGAGGTCACGTTCAAGTGCAACTGGCTGCCGACCAATTCCACTCATGATGCTTCCACCGGGTTGCTGTCGACGTTCATGGACAACAATCTGCATCATTGGAAGATCGTGCTCCCGGACAATGTCACAACCGTGGCGTTCTCTGGGTTCTTGACAGGATATGAGCCCGACCTGCCTTTGGAAGAGCAAGGTCAGCTCTCGGTAACAATAACCGTGTCCGGTGCCGTCGTTATCTCGTAAGTCCCACACTAAAATTTAAGGAGTGAGCAATGTCAAGCTTAACCCGTGCCGATATTTTGTCATTGATCGACATTGAACCGAAAGAAATTACAATCCCCGCAGATATCCCTGGGTGGGGCGGTAGAACCCTGTACATTCGCCCGTTGACCCGCGCCCAACAGGATGAGTTTCAGCGGCGCCAGTTTGGCGACATGAAGATGAAGCAAACTGCTGGAAAGACTGTGTCTAACCAGGAGCTTGTGTCCATCAACCTGTATGGCCATGATACGTGGGTGTTCATCCGGGGCGTGTGTGATGAGACTGGGAAACCTATATTCTCAGACAAGGACACTGATGCATTAAAGGACAAGTCCGGGCAGGCCATTGGCTGGGTGGCTCAACAGATCCTTGTTTACAGCAGAATGAACGCAGATACTAACGAAACTGCGGAAGACGAACTAAAAAACTCCTCGGAGACGAAGGAGTAGTTTTTGACCTTCGTCTCGGACTTGCACTAGGTAAGAGCTTAGAAGAGGTAAGGAGACTGCCGTACAAGGAAATTATGCTCTGGCGACTCTTTTACTTGGTGGAACCGTGGGGTTTCGCTGAAGAAGAGTTTAGGTCTGCTAGGCTTCTAACATTGCTTCATAACATGAACGCACCTAGAAGTAAGCAGAAACCAATTACTAGATTTATACGCAATATGCCCAGTATGGTGTTCAATGCGTTACGTAGAAAGTCTCCAGGGTCTGATGTTCCAGATTTGGACACTAAAGAAGGTCAAGCACA